TCAATGAAAGGAGATACCGTAAATGAGTTATTTAGAATCATGGCATAAGTCGGAAAGTACCGTATATCCTGTTTTGCTTGATAAGGTATCGTCGAAAAAATATGTGATTGTACGGCGGAATGTAACGGAAACAGAATACGAAGGCAGTCTGTTCTATGAATATGACGAGAAGATGATACCGCGCGAAGATTGGAACGTCTACGAGGACGTACTTGCGGTATCGCCGTACACCGAAAGCAAAACGGCATACATAGACGACACCGAGGTAACATTTGCGGATGTACCAAATGGCAATCTGTCTCTGTTCATGGTAAACGGCGACAATCAGCCCGTACCGTGTACCTATGAGCGCATAAACAACGATGTTCGTGTAATGTTTGAACAGCGTGAATCTTTGGCAACAGTAACCATACAAATATCATAAGCAAAGGAGAACAACGAAATGAGATACTATCTTAACACAGCACAGCAGGTAAAGTCAGACGAGGGCGGATACAGCGATTTCGGTAAAAAGGAAACCAAAGGCACAGGCGAAACAGCAAGAATCGGTGCTATCGCTGACCTGCATACGGCATACGCGACAATGCTCAAGACAGAAAAAACGCAGTACTGGATGGGCAAGGTTGAAGATGGAAAGGGTAACGTACTCGACAAGTTGGAGTGCGGCGAGTACATAGACGCAGACGCGGAGGCATAACATGCAGATTCTTGATATGACGTTTAAATACCTTGTCGAGTTTGTAGCCGTCTTATTCGTACTGTATGAGATATATAAAAAGATAAAGGCGGTAAAGGCTGACAGCGATGCCGAACACGAACGGCGGCAAGGTTGGGATTACGCCGCAAAGGTCATTAAGGAAAAAGAAGCAAAATGGGATAATGGTTTGAGCGACATATACGAGGAACGCGGCAAGATTGTTGAACGGTTTGACGAAAAACTCGCCGCGCTGGAAGATCGCATTTTGCTGATGCAGACCGACAGTGATGCCAAAATACAGGAATTAAAAGCCGACGTGATCATTGTTATGAAAGGGCAAAAGGCTTGCCTTGATGGGCTTGTAGAGCAGGGTTGTAATGGCGCTGTTAAAGAAGCACGCGACAACCTCAATGATTTTTTGATGGACAAGGTATAACGTCATGAAAGATAAAAGAACACTTGATATTATATTGATAATTGTTGGCGCGTTTGTGGCGGCGTTTATTATTGCAACGGTTGTTATCTATACGGTCAAGGGTTGGCAATATGATGTGTTGATACCTTGCGTTGTTGGCGGCGGCGTATTAGAAGCGGTTAACACGGCGTTCATCACGGTTAACAAAATCAAAAAGGGAATAAAGCAATCAGATGAGGAGGAGGATTTCAATAATGACGTGGTTGGCTGAAAATTGGTATTACATAGTATTCGTCATTGTCGCGCTTGCGGTTGTGGTTTACGGATGCGCTTGCGGCAAAGCGAAAGAATGGCTCAAGTGGGCTGTAATGGTTGCAGAAAAAGAACTCGGTTCGGGAACAGGACAGGCGAAGCTTCGGTACGTCTATGATATGTTCATAGAACAGTTTCCGATGATAGCGTCTATTTTGCCGTTCAACATCTTTTCAAAGTGGGTAGACCTTGCGCTTGAATGGATGCGCGATCAGTTAGAAAAGAACGACAACATACGTCTTATGGTTACGGGAGAATAGATCATGGCATATACAGATGAATCATTCCTTAAAGTGCTGAAACCATACGTTTTGCAGGACATGAAGAACACAGGTATTTTGGCATCACTAACGGCGGCGCAGGCGTTCATCGAGTCCAATAAAGGAAACTCGGGCTTGACTACGAAAGCCAACAATCTGTTCGGAATAAAAGGCTCATATAACGGTCAATCCGTGAAAATGAAGACAACGGAATACTATAACGGCGTTAAAACAAGCGTATATGCCGATTTTAGGAAATATCCGTCATGGCTTGAATCAATTGCTGATCATTCGAGATTATTCAATACAAACAAACGTTATGCCAATCTCCGTGGATGCATCGATTACAAGCAGGCGTGTGTGAATGTCCAAAAAGACGGCTACGCGACATCGCCCACATACTCAAACACTTTGATCGGTGTAGTTGAAAAATATCGCTTGCATGAGTGGGATGCCGAAGTACTCGGCGGCAATGTTCCGACGGTTCAGCCGTACACCGAAGGCGCGACGTACACAACACAGCAAGACCTTTATGTTCGCGCTACACCGAACGGCAAAAAGATCAAGTTCGAGGAATTGACCGACAACGCCAAAGAACATGCAAAAAAGGATTTGCTCGGTTACGCGATTCTTGAACGCGGCACTCGCGTTACGTGTAAACGGTTCATGGCGACTGAAAAATGTATGTGGATTCAGATACCGAGTGGATGGATTTGCGCTCGTAACAGTAAAAATATCTATGTTTTGTGATGTGAGGTTTAATATGAACAGTTTTATCAGTTATTACGTTCATGAAGGAATGATGGCGCGGATGGAACGTACAAATGTCCGTCTTTGGATTGTGATCATCGTGTTGATCATTTCGCTGATCGGAACAAATGTAGGTTGGATATATTACGAAAACCAATTCGAAGACACCGTTGTTACGCAGGAAAGCGATAACGGCTATAACAACTATGTTGGCAACGATGGCACGATTATGAATGAGTGAATAATTATGGCAAAACAAACGATCAAAACGAGAAGAAAACGTGTCGGTGGCAATAGTGGCTATCACAAATGTCCGTCGTGTAATGGTACGGGCAGAAAACGCAACGTCGGACGGTGGAAAGGATGAAAGATTATTCAAACAGCGACATGTCGTGGTTGATTGATGAATATATTCATTCGGAACGTAATCGAAAAATACTGAAAAGACGTTTGATTGATGGCATATTTTATGAACCACTCGCCGAAGAATTCGACATGTCCGTTCGACAAATCAAAAATATAGTTTATAAATCCGAAAAAGTGCTGTTCAAGCATTTGGATTTATAATGCATACCGGTTTCCTCTCTTTTGCCCGTCGGCTTCATTGTCGGCGGGCGTTTTCTTTGCCAAAATATTCTCATGAAACACACGTATTTTAGAACATGCCCGTTATGCGGTGCAAATTTAGACCCCGATGAAGCATGTGATTGTGAGAATGGCATATGTTTAAGCGATACAATGCGAACCCATCAAACAAAAACACCATTGATTGTACGATCAGAGCGATTTCGACCGCCACAGGTAAATCTTGGCGAAGCGTTTACTCGGGAATATGCGCAGAAGGCTTCAATGATTTCGACATGCCAAGTTCTAATGCCGTTTGGGGCAGATATTTACGAGAAAACGGCTATTCACGAATGATCATTCCGAACACATGCCCCGATTGTTACACAATAGCAGATTTCTGTGATGATCATCCGTATGGCACATATATTTTGGCTACGGGAACACACGTTGTCGCTGTTATCGATGGCGATTATTACGACACTTGGGATAGTGGCAATGAAATTCCCATCTTTTATTGGCAAAAGGAGAACTGAATCATGGCTTACAACAACTATTTTCCGCAATTTTACCCGCAATATCCAACACAACAAAATAATTCCAACGCGTTGAACACATTGAACGTTCCAATGAACAACGTTTCAACGCAAAATGGCGGTTTTGTTTTGGCGAGATCAGAACAGGAAGTGTTGAATTATCCCGTCGCGCTCGGTAGTTGCGTAACGTTCAAAATCGAAGGCCAACCTATCGTGATGGAAAAAGCGATGGGAATGTCGCAATTGGAAACGCCACGCATAGACAAATACAGATTGGTGAAAGAACCTATCGAAAAACCGCAGGAAACGGTTCAAAACGACACGATTGATGTTGAAGGCATAAATACCTCAATCGATCAATTACGAACCGAAATTGACGCAATAGAACGCGAAATCGACACGTTAAAAAATAACATGACAAAAAAGGCTCCCGCATCAAAGAAAAAGGAAGTGATCGAAGATGATTCCGAATAATATCATGAACATGATTTCGCGGTTCAATCCGAACATAGCGAACATTCAAAACGTAAATTCGCCCGATCAATTAGCGCAGATGCTTCTGAATTCGGGAAAAGTGAATCAAGCACAAGTCAATCAAGCGAAACAATTATGGAATCAGCCGAATGTTCGGCAGATGATCATGAATAAGTTTCCGTTTTAACTCGTTTAACTCGGATTTTAACTCGATTTTAACTTAATATCTCGGCGAGTGATCATAGCCTTGATATACGGACGGCGTATCAATTGAGCGTCGCCCCTAACCTAAAACAATTTATAGGAGGACAAAAACATGGCTTTAACAGATGAAGGCGGCAACAACATGGTTATGCCCGTTGCTCCGATGTATGGCGGCGGCAACAATGGCGATTTTGGAAACTTCGGCGGTGACTGGGGTTGGATCATTCTTCTGCTTCTGATCGCAAACGGCGGTTGGGGCGGTTTCGGCTTCGGTGGCGGCATGGGTGGTTTCGCGGCTGATGGCGCGATGCTTTATCCGTGGATGAATCAAGCGAACCTCACGTCAAACGGATTTCAGAACGCTCTGCTTAATGACAACATCACGTCGATCAAGGACGGCATAACAGGACTGTCAACACAGTTATGCAACGGATTCTCGGGTGTAAATGCTACCGTATCAAACGGGTTTGCACAGGCAGAAATCGCTGAAAATGCCCGTCAGATGGCGAACATGAATCAGATGTTCGGCATACAGAGTTCGCTTCAGAATTGTTGTTGCGAAAACCGCGCAAACATAGCAGACCTCAAATACACGGTCGCAACCGAAAATTGTGCTGATCGTTCCGCGCTTTCGGATGGTGTGCGCGACATAATCGCAACACAGACAGCAAACACACAGCGAATTCTTGATCAGTTATGTAATGACAAGATTGATGCCAAGAACGAGAAAATCGCTGACCTTGAGCGTCAGTTGACAATGGCGAACCTTGCATCATCGCAGACAGCACAGACAGCGCAGTTACTTGCCGACAACAACAGACAGACAAACGCGCTCGAACAGTATTTGAATCCCGTTCCTATTCCCGCGTATATCGTACAGAATCCGAATTGTTGCGGAACATATACATGCGGATGCGGCGCATAATGGAGGTGATC